TTTTGAAAAATTCAAAGGAAAAATAACAATCGAACAATAAATTTAAAATTATGAGCAAGACAAATTACAGAACAGTCTACAAGTCAGACCACTTAGGAGTGATTGACTTGGAAGAAATTGTGGAGCGTGGAGACAAATTAATCTTTACAATCAAAGAGGTTAAACAAGAGTTTAAAACTAAGGTAGCTGGCAACACTATCGATGCAAATATTTGCTACTTTAAAGAACCGATTAAACCACTTGTATTAAATTCTACAAACGCCAAAACATTGAAAAATCTTTCAGGTTCAGCTTTCATTGAGAATTGGGCTAACATGATTATTGAAGTTTACATTGATACAATTGTAAAAATGAAAGGTGAAGTAGTTGGAGGCGTAAGAATTAAGCCTATTAAATATCAAGCGCAATTACCAGTATTTACAGAATCTAATTTCGAAAAAGCAAAAAATGCAAATGCGACAATCGAAGTAATTAAAGCTCGATATTCAATTACTCCTGAAGTTGAGCAACAGTACTTAAATTATGTTTTAAATGGATAATTTACAAAGAACCGAAAAATGGTTTGAGCAAAGGCGAGGACGCTTCACAGCAAGTGAAATACATAAATTACTCGGAGTAAAAGGCTTAGGAGAAACAGGTTTAAGTTTATGTAGAAAGAAAGCACAAGAAATAGTTTTTGGTCGTGACGAAGAATGGGATGTTTTAACTTATGATATGCAAAGAGGTGTGAGTCAAGAACCTATTGCATTTGAGTTGTTTAAAAGTGAAAAGGAATTAGATTTTATCGAAGTAAAAAAATGTGGGTTTTATAAAGTTGGTGAAAATAGCGGTGCAAGTCCTGATGGATTAGTTGGAACTGATGGAGTTTTAGAAATAAAATGTCCGAAACCTGAAAAGTTCTTTTTATTAGTTGAAAAAGAAATCGAAGCGATTGACCAGGAATACATCGACCAAATGCAATTACAAATGTACGGTACAAGACGTAAAAAATGTTACTTTGTCAATTATCTAAACTTCAATGGCGAACACTTAACGCACGAAATAATTGTACCACGTGACAAAAGTAGAATCGATTTAATTTTAGAGAGAATTGAATTAGCCGTAATCGAACGAGACAAAATAATTAAAACGCTGATTGAAAATTGTCAATTTAAACATTTACTAAAACCTAATTAAAGGATAATTACCGCTCAAACTTTAAATAATTAAAAAAATTAAATGGAATTTAAAACAAAAGAATTAAGAATAGGAAATCTTTTTATTGAAAAGTATTCCAAAGAAATTATTGAAGTTATCGAGTTGACTAAAGATAACGTAACTTTTTCAGGTTACTTTCCAAATAAATGGAAAGCTAAACCAATGCCTATAACAAAAAAATGTCTTTTAGATTTTGGTTTTAAAAAAGATTACAAGAAGGGTTACATCGGTAAAGATGTATTAAACCAAGACTTTGTATTGACAAAACCATTTGTAATGGGTGAATGGCAGAAAGGATATGCTTTTGAGTTTACTGCTGGTTGTTGGTCAAAATACAAAGAGTTTAATTATGTACACGAATTGCAAAATTTCTATTTCGCAATGACAGGCGAAGAATTACAATTTAACCACTCAAACTTTAACAGAACCACTTAACACAATTTCACAAATTGAACTAAACTAAGTAAGTAATTTTATAAAAAAAAGATATGAATAATTGTTTATTAAAGGAATTAAGTAATAAAGGGTTGAATCTAAGTATTGATTTTCACCCCGACAAATCAATAACTTTAGTTATACTTAAATTTCCTAATACACCAAATGAACTTAGTCAAAAAAAAATATGTTCATCAAAAGAATTTGAAAGATTAGATGCTATGGGGATAAATGTATTTGATCATAATATTTATCAGCTTATTCAGGATTTGGACAAACCAATCCTAATAAATGAACTACGCTATTTTCATAGAAAGCTAAATAAGTAAAATAAAGATGAATTTTATATTGAATTTGTAGATTTAGCGGTTAGAAAACTTAATAAAATTAACGAAAAATGTATTTAACAAAACAAGAAATTCAAAAAAAACTGAACCTTTCAGAAAACAATTTTATCGCAATTCAGGAGGTATGTTATCAGGGTGTTTGGAGAAAAAACTTTTACAAAGGAGTTGAAAGTCGTTCTCAAGAAGATTATCTATGCAGAATAAATGTTCTACAATTAAAATCAATTATTCCATGCGAAAAAAATGTAAAAACTGGCGAAATGTGGTGTTTGATTGAAACAGTTTACGGACAAAAATATTGTAAAATCGGTTTGATATGAAAATTAACGAACAAATTAAAAAATGCTTAAAAGAATGACTAATCTGCAGAAATACGAATGCGTTTATATTAATAGTGATAATCGTTTTTTTTCAATAGATGTTTTAGCAAAGTCATTCACAGAAGCTTTATACATCGCTCAAAAAACTAGACCAAATTTCGGATTAGTCAAAATAGTTTCCTCAATGAAAGTCGTTGAGGAAATACAACTAAAAACAATAATTTTAAACTAAAAAAATGAGAATACAAATTAACGAAGTTGAAAAAAAAGAAATTTCAGAAATGGAAGTGCCGTTTTTAATTAAAAACAAAAATGAAATATTTACTTGTTTCAAAACAAGTAGATCTGATGTAGAAAGTTTATTTCTCGATGTTTTAAATTTAAAAACAGGAGAAATATCAAGAAAAGTTAACTCTAATTATTTCGGTTTATTCGAAGGTTCATTAACTTTGTCAAATAATTTGTAGTATGAAAAATTTTATAGCAAACTCAATAATCTACTTTTTTTACGTGTTCCAAAACATTCTAAAAGTTTTTTCAATCAAACCGAAAGCAAGCTTCAATTCCTTCAGAAACGACGAAAAACAAATAGGGAAATCAATCACACTCTTTACATTTGTTTCTCTTATTTATACAATTTACTTATTTTTTGGTATATTTGTCTTATTACCAATCTTTGCTTTTGCAGTTGGTTTGTTTTTATTTCTATTAATACTAAAGAAATAATGAAAATATTTTTAAAATGGATTTTACTTTTATTTTCGCTTACATTGTTTGTGCTTTGTTTACTTCCGTGGTTTCGGTAGATTACTTTAATATCCACTCCAGAACTAAAAGAAGATTCAAAGTTTTTTCATGTTTGCCATGCTTTACTTTTTGGACTTCAATAATTATTTTTATTCCCTTTTTTGGAATTGATTTTAATTTTGTATTTTTGCCTATGTTAAACTTCTTAATTGCAGTACAATGGAACAAAAGATAAAAGAATTAATTGATAAACTTCCTAACGGTTGGGAATCGATAGGAAACAAAGGTTTTACAGATTCAGAACTAAAGATAGTTTCTGAGTTATACAACCTAATTAACCCAAAATGGCATCTGAATAAAGCTTGTTCAAGTTGTATTAGTGAAGCTATTAAATCTATTTACAATTGGAAAACTCACGAAAATCAACAACTATGGGAAAATTCGAAGAAAAACACGACGAACAAAGCCAACGTGAAATCTGTGAAGAAATAATTCAATACGCTTGTTTTGATGATTTAAGTCTTGATGAAGCTTGTGCAAAATGTGGAATTGTAAAGAATACTTTTAAAAGATATTTATGGAAATACCCGGATCTCGTTGACCTATACGCACGTAGTCGAGATTTTCAAAGCAACTTTATCGAAGAGGAAATTGAGAAAATATCTAATGACTTATCAGGCGATAAACAATTCGTTAAAGGTGATGAAGTTGGAAACGCTGTAGCTGTTCAAAGAGCTAAGTTAAGAGTTGAAACGCTTCAATGGTTGGCTAAAATTCGTAACAGAAATAGATACGGCGACAAACAAGACCATACAACAAACGGCAAAGAGATTCAAACACAGAATATAATCAATTTAGGAGAAGGTAAAAAGCCCGAATGAACCTATTAGAGAAACAATTAAATGCAGTTTACTATCTCAAAGACGATGTTACTACTGAATTAATTTACGGTGGTGCGGCTGGAGGTGGTAAATCTGCATTGGGTTGTTTGTGGCTTATTGAAATGTGCCAAAAGTATGAAGGTTCACGTTGGTTAATGGGTCGTTCAAGATTAAAGAATTTAAAAGAAACAACCTTAGAAACATTTTTCGAACTTTCATCTAGTCTTGGAATATCAAACCAATACAACTACAACGCCCAAGCAAATATAATCACATGGTCAAATGGTAGTCAGATATTTTTAAAGGACTTATTTACATATCCATCAGATAAAAATTTCGACAGCTTGGGTTCGTTAGAAATTACAGGAGCATTCATTGATGAGTGTAATCAAATAGACTTCAAAGCGTGGCAAGTTGTAAAGTCTCGTATTCGTTTCAAGTTAAAAGAATTTGGTTTAATTCCTAAATTATTAGGAACTTGCAATCCATCAAAGAACTGGGTCTATAAGAATTTCTATTTACCATCTACTAAAAAGGATTTACTTGAATACAGAGCGTTTATAAAAGCTTTACCAACAGACAACCCACATCTAGCACCGAGTTACTTGGAATCGCTTTTGCAGATGGAGAAAAACAGCCGTGAAAGACTTTACTATGGAAACTGGGAATACGACGACGACCCGAGTTCAATAATCGAACAGGATGCGATTAATGATTATTTTGCGCCAAATCATATAAGTATAGAAAATCCAAAGCATAAATACATTACTTGTGATGTGGCACGTAAAGGAAAAGACAAAACAGTTATTCGTATTTGGTTTGATTGGATTTGTGTAGATAGATTTGAAATTGCAATTTGTACACTTGACGAGATAGCAAGGAAAATAAAAGAACTTCAAACTATTCACGGAATACCAACAAGTAAAGTGTTATGCGATGAGGATGGAGTTGGCGGTGGTCTGGTTGATATGTTAAAATGCAGCAAAGGATTTATAAATAATTCAAGTCCAGCAAAAGGAGAAAACTATGCTTCACTAAAAGACCAGTGTAGTATATTGATGGGAAAAAAGATAATGAGCCGTGAATGCGGGGAAAAGAACAATGAAAGTAAAGTCATTGATTTAGTCTCCGAAGAAATGGCGCAAATAAAATACAAGGATTTAGATAAAGATGGTAAGCTTAGAATACAACCAAAGGATTGGATTAAAGAACAGATAGGACGTTCACCTGACGACTGGGACAGTATTATGATGCGCTACTACTTTGAACTTTACAAACCTTTCACAATTGACGCAAGCGGATAGTATGAAAAAAGAAATTGAAATTAAACTTCCTAAATCAGTTTATGATTTACGAATGAAACATTTGGAATTATTTACTTACGAAAAGTTGCAAGACTTCGCGGAGGGAAAAGAAATGCAAATGCACGAAGTAATTAAAATCAAATGTAAGGTGCTTTCAATCGCTTCGGGTGTTGAGTCTGAAAAGTTTCAATTGATGCCAATTAACGAAGTGAATAAAATGTTTAACCACGTTTGTGAATTGATTTCTGATTATTCGCCTGAGCCATTCAAAAGAGAAGTTACATTTAATAACCAAACTTATTCACTTGTTGACCCGTCAAAGGTTTCCGTTGGGTGGCATATTGATTTGAGTTCTGTTAAGCAAAACGATTACTTAAATACTTTGGCTTTAATGTATTTGCCTAAGGATGTTCCGTATGGTAAAACAGACGAGAACTTAAACGTATTGCACCCAATTTCAGAACGTAGGAAAGTGTTTGAAGAAAACTTTCGACTTGTTGACTATTTGAATGTTAACGCTTTTTTTTTGCAGAAGTCAATGCAGTTAACGAAAGGCTACACGGTGCTAACAGAAGCGAGAAAACAACTAAACGCAAATCGGATTCGCAAAAAGAAAAATGGATTGAAGCGGTTCATTGGTTATCTAAAGAACTAAATACCAATTGGCAAGAAGTGTTACAAATGAATATTTTTGCATTTTTTACTCGTGTGAAATTCCTCAGAAAGCAAGCAATTAAAAACAAATAGTATAACTTTGTACAAATGAGTGAAAGCGAAATATTAGCATCTTTAAATTTAGGAAGTTCAAAAGCAATACTAGAAGAAAAACCGAGTTCACCACTTGGTGAATTGCTAGTATCGTTTAGTGAAGATGTAATCAAAGCTCTTAAAGACAAAATGAAAGCGTATGATGTTAATACTTCAAGCGGTTCACTTAGCCAAAGCGCACAAGTTTTACCAATAGATATTTCAAACGATGGCGTTTCGGTTGCGATTACAATGGATTTTTATTGGAAGTTTGTTAACTATGGTGTTAATGGCAGGTTCGTAAATCGTGGCGCTCCAACTTACGGAACACAACCACCACAAGCTAAGACTTTTTTACAAGCTATCGAGGAATGGATTCCAAAGCGTGGATTAACGCTAGACGAAAGACATAAATCATACCCTCAAATGGCTAAAGCAATCATGTTTAGTGTGATAAATAAAGGTCAAGAAGCTAGACCTTTTTATACGGATGTGGTTAATTCAGCTTTGATTAAATCATTAGAGCCAAAAGTGAGAAAGCTTTTAGGCAAAGCGATTGCAATAACAATAAAAGAACCAACATGGCAGTAACATATCTACAAGAACCTCAAGAGTATTCACCTTCAGATAGTCCATTAGTATGGATGTTTGAAAGCACAAACTATACGCAAGCTAATTTTAGTTTTATTGTTACTTTGATAGTTAACGGACAAAATATAAGTATACATCAAATATTTTCAGAACGTGCTGGTAAAGCTCATTTCGATGCGAGTGAATTAGTTCGTAGTTTAGTTAGTTCAATGTCTATTCCTCAATCTTTTGTTTCTTCTTTTGATGCAACTAATTTTAAAACTGTTTCAATTCAAGTAAAAGAGAAGTATGGTGCACCAGCAACAATACAACCAACAACTTATTCATCTACTCAAATAAAGGCTTTTAAATCTTCTCTTTGTGGATTAGATTTTCAAACTTTTAACTATTCAATCTTTAGACCTACTGGAATTAAAAGACGTTTCCTAACTGATAATGTTGAGCGTATTATTTTACCAAATGATTCGACATACTATTCTTATATTGCTGATTCATTAGCTGGATTAGATGCTGTTTATGAAACGTTTGATGTTAATAGATTCTTATTAAACACGTATGTAGTATCACTTTCAGCTACTACAATAAAAACACTAAACGTATCACTTGCGCAAATTGGAGTCATTGATTCGGGTGCTAACTTGGATTTGATTCACTACATTGAATTATCGGTTCAACAGCCATCTAGTACAGTAACTTCAATCGATAAACATAGTGTTCAGATTTGGCGTGATTGCTTTGACGGCGCTACTATTTATTGGATAAACAAATACGGTGCAATAGATTCTTTTTCATTAACTCACAATATTACTGAATCAGTAGATATTGAAAGCTTCAGTTATGAAAAGCAATTTGGTAACTGGTCAGAAGATTCAAGCGCTTTTGAATTTGATATTAATAAATCAGGAACTCAAGGACTTCAAAAAAACATGATTGATAAACTTGAACTTTCGAGTGGTTGGATAGTCCAAGAACAACAGCATTTTTTACAATCAGCAATTGAATCGCCTTTCGTTATTTTGAAAAGTGGGTTTGATTATATAAAAGGAACTGTAAAAAATTCAGGATTCGAAAAAGGACAAGATGAATATGAGGAGTTATTGCAAGTTAATTTGACATTTGTACCTTCAACAATTCGTAAATCTATTATAGCATGAATGTAGGTAGATTAGTAGTTAATGAAGGTCTTGAGTTAGATTTAAGCAAAGGTATTCCATTCCCTTTAAACTATTCTATTGCTGACATAAAAGAACCTCAAAAGAGAAAAAGAAACTTTTCCAGAACAGTTGATTTAGTTGGAACTCAAACTAATTTAGATTTCTTTAAATCAGCTTATTCGCTTAGTTTGACTTCGTTAATTGGGTCGAATGTAGGCTTTGACTTTGACCCATCTATTCGTATTCCAGCAAAATACTACAAAGGTAGTACGCTTGTATTTAATGGATTGATGCAGTTGAATAGTGTTAAGATTTCAAATAAGGTTTACTATTTTAATATTACTTTGCATTCTGATTTCTTAGATTTATTCACAATACTTGGAGATACTAAAATTTCAGAACTTGGATGGAGTGAATACAACCATCAAATGAATAGAACCAATGTAAAAAATAGTTGGAATACTTCAGTAATTATAAACGGTGTTGCAACTCCAAACTTTACAACTGGTGTTCCGAACGGATTTGGGTATGTGTATCAACTAGTCGACTACGGTTACAATAGAACAAGTCCGACTACATGGAAAACAACGGATATTATGCCGTGTGTTTATGCGCGCGAAGTGTATGAGAAATGCTTAAAAAAAGCAAATCAAACTTTCACATCTAATCTATTAAATACAAATGACTTTAAACGTCTAACACTTGGATTTGGTGGTGGTGAAAAACCGCAATTGAACGCTTCCCAAATAAATCAAAGGCGTGTTTTGTTAGATTTAGTTACGACAATAAACAGCGAAGTAAATGGAGGTTCACCTGATGGCTCAACTGTTACAATTTATAACTCAATTATAAGCGATAACTTAACGGATAATCAAACTGGAGTTTCTGTTGATGCTTTGAATCAGTATAACACGGTTGGAAATATTACTTGTGTACTTTCAGGTAGTTATTCAGTTGAATTAAACGGCACTTTTTCAAGTGTGTTTACTTACGTTGGTGGTGGTTCACCCACTTTTACTTATAACAATAGTTTTTTTCGTTGGGGTGTTTTCGTGAATGGCTCGCAAGTTGGTTCATGGCTTTCTTTTTCTGATGTTTCAAACCCTCAAACGCTTAATTTATTGTCAGGTGACGAAGTGGAAATAAGAACGTTACATCAAATACTGGCTCAAACAGATGGATTTGAAACACCACCGTTAAATGTAGCTCAAATTTATAACGGAAGCATTGAATTTAAGTGCATTTCAGGTGTTATTACGGATGGAAATTCTATTGAATTATCGAACTTCATTCCGGATATGAAAGCTATTGATTTTATTCGTAGTATAAATTTGATGTTCAATTTGTATTTTTCTGACCCTGACCTAGATGGCGCTATTAAAATCGAGCCTTTATCAAGTTATTACTTAGATACAAATAATTTTGACGATTGGACTGAAATACTTGACCATTCAAAAGATATTGAGATACAAAGTTCAGGTAGTATTATCGAAGGCAAGAATTATAATTTCAACTACGAAGATGAAAAAGATTATTACCATTTAGAATATCAAAGGCTTTACGGTCAACAATATGGAAATAAAATCTATAAAGTTGAAAGCACATTTCAAAAAGGCGATGTAGATTTCAAAGTTAACTTTGGTTTAGCCATTCCAGTTCAAGTCGCTGGTTCTTCATTAGTTGTACCTAGAATTATAAGCATCGACCAAAACAATATTATTAAACCATTCAAAGGTAAGGCAAAGATTTATTTCTATAATGGATTGAAAAATGGCAACTGGAGATTGACGGATAACAACACACCAAATGTTACAAATCCAAACGGAGAAAATTTAACTAAATACCCTTCGTGCCACCACTTCAACAACTGGCAAAGTCCTACTTTAGACTTGTGTTTCGAATTGGTTCAGCAACTATTTTACACGGCTACACAAGTAACGACTGCAAACTTATTCAAAGTCCACCACGAAATATTTATCAAAGAAATTACGAGCCGTGAATCAAAAGTTTTAACAGCTTATTTTAGATTGAATCCTATTGATATTTACAATAGAAATTTCGCTAAATTGAAAATGATTAACGGCGTTTTGTTTCGACTGAACACTATAACAGATTTTGATTCAGATATAGTTGCTTCAACTAAATGCGAACTTGTTAAGGTTATTGATGCAAAGAGTAATAAGAAGGTTACCATTAATCCTATCACTTCATTATCATTACCAAATAAATCAGCCACGAGAATAGGAGTATCAAAAACGCAAAATGTTAATGAGAAAATATTAAGCGGTGGAAGGAAAGATGTAAATTTACAAAATGAAAAATTGATTGGATAATGAGAGATGATAAAGTATATAGAATAATAGTTAAAGAGGGTGAAGGCGCTCCAACGATTCCATTAAGTAACGACCATACGGATGGCACGTGGATTGCTACAGATATTTACGAGGGTGAGTTTTATCGAGATATTTCAACAGATAAACTTTGGAATAGAAGTGGAGGT